AAGGCTGAAGAGCAGGAACTCCTGTTATATCTTCAGTAATCTTAAACCCAAAGTATCTTTCAAACGCATATGATACTTTTCTTACTATTGGTAAAATAGTTTCTAAATAGTAGAGTCTATGATTAGGTCTAATATTTGCATTATTACCACCATCTAAAAGTATGGGTGGGACACCCATAGCTTCTAAAATTATTTTTTCATTTGCAGTTATAGAAGTTTGGAAATCTAACTCTTTGAAGTTAATCTTTGATAAAGCATCAACTTCGAGTCCGCCATCTAGTATTAGTGGGCGTTTGCCTCCATTCTTTGGATTGTATCTTGTTTGCCATGCTTGCAGCATTCTTTCTTTGATTTTCTCAGAAAGAGTGTTTGGACTTTTTAATACTAATCCTGGAACTGCTCCATTTTTGAAAAAGTTATCTTGAAACTTTCTCATACTATCTAGTAAATACATTGTTCTGTACGCTGGCTTTAACCTCGGTACTCCCCTATAGATAGAATTAAATGAGTTTTCCTTAATATGTATTATTTCTTTAGGAGAATAGTTGATATGACCGTCATATTCAAACTGTTCTATATATGTACTAGTATCCGAATGAATGATTACATTCTGTGCTGGAAGATGATATAAATGTCTACCATCAAAATATACAAATATGTTACCATCAATCAGTAAATCAATTATAAGATTTCTCTTAAAAGTATTGATATCCTGAAAAGGATTCGGTTCTTTATTAAGTAATAAATCAACACGAGTCTTTCGAATATTTTCTACAACTGGTGCGATGCCATTTACTTTTTGTCCTATCGTAAGAGGAATGTCGGAACTGTCATCAACTATCATGTTTACAGCTCTATTTACAACTTCTAGTTCTTCATATGCTGAACGATAGTTATCTTTCTTTTCACGAGTATCAATCGTTAAGCCTTCATCTAAGGCTATATAGGTTTGAGCAGGGTTAAGTTTTTCTTCCCTTTCAATGCCTAAAATTCTGTCATACCATGCCATGTTTTTCTCTCTGTATATTCACCCAGCGTCTTTGTTTTTTAGCTGTCACTAATTTAGGTCTTTTACCATAAATACTGTGGAGCCTCCTGTGGTGAGCTTTGCATAGTGTAGCAGCTTCGTTATATATTTCATTCTTATATTGAGTAATAAAATCTTCACGAAGTTCCATTATTTGGTCAACTGTTTTCACAGTAATTTCATTACTTTTAAGCCATGAATCTAAAAGTTCAGTGAGTCCGTAGAAGTGGTGAAACTCTAAATTTTCTGTTTCTCCACAGATAAAGCACTGGGTGTCTTTCTTATATCCTGATTTCGCTTTGTCTCTAACGTACTTAACTAAATCTCGTTTTAAATCCATAAATTCCTATTAATAAAAATTATACCAAAATTTTACCTTTTTGTCAACAATTATTTTTTTGTAGGTGTACTATTAAAAAGTACTTGCTGTTGTCTCAAAAGTGTACAGCGCATAACGTAAGGCGTCACTCATATGACTTGCCATGTTATGTTTTGGGCGTTCTTTCATTAAGTTTGGATTGTTATCCCATTGATACTGGTCGACTGCCGTTAGGGTATGTCCACATCTTTGGTCGACAATGAGTTTGTCATTATCGATAATACCCGCCGCATTAGCAATTCCATCAAGAACAGATTTTTTAGCATTTATTGTAGATATATCAAAATTTTGGGCAAAATCAAATCGAGTCTGTTGAGCTGCCGAATCGATATAAATATAATCTATACCATATTTATCTATTTTTTCACGAATTTGTAGTGCGTGCTGTTCAGTAGTTCTCTCAGCGTCAAGGTACTCATCAACAAGGTAATATTTTTCCTCGTCCCAATCGTAAGCTATAACGCAAAACGCTGTTGGGTCTTTGTACCCAACATCAAGACCTGCGAAGATATCCATTTTACTAGTATCCAATTGACTCAAGTCTGCAACACATTCTTCAAAATTAAAATTCCAGATTTGCCCTTCATAAGTATTAAAATCAGCTAAATACTCTTGGGAAAATTCTGCTTCTGACATAGATCGTCTCGCTTCGATTATGTCTTGTTCGCTAAATCTAGGGTTTTCATGATAAGTAGCTCGTATAGAGCACCAGTCATTAAACTCTTCACTATAGCCTCTATAGTAAAAATCTGCGAACCAATTATTTCTACCCCGTGGAGTAGATATAAAAACAGCTTTGCTTTGTTCTTTATCTAGCGTAGGACGAAGAGCCACATTAAAGGCATCTTTACCATCAGCGAGAGCTGCTTCATCAAAAATTATTAAATCATAAGACCTACCAACCGTAGAATCCACCTGGTTGACAGAACCCATTCTTATTGTAGAACCATTAGATAGTTCTATTACTTTGTCTTTTGCATTATCTCTTACTACCTCTAAATCAAAATGCTTAATGAGCTGTCTTTGTAAATCAAAAGAAATTTGAGATAGAGAATAGTTTGGAGACATAATCAAAATATGTGAGTTCGGCACGAGTGACACAAGTTGTCCAATTACATTTGTGATATAAGTTTTACCCTGCCTTCTTGAAATAGCGGCACAGATAAATCTATACTTAGGGTTGTTAATCGCATTAATCAAAGACATCTGAGCAGTATTTGGAGTTATACCAAGTAGTTCTAAATAACTGTCTATTGGTAATTTTATAAATCTTTCAGTAGATTCAAAGTCCATTATAGATGATTTTTCTATATCTGTTCTGCTTACTTCTAACATTAATGGATTGTTTCTGTTTTGTTTATTGTTTTGATTATGGGGAGTGAAGAATCCGTATCTAAAAGCCCTGCTTCCTCTGCGCAGCTTAGCAAATATAAGTAGCCCATGCAAAGGTTACTCATTGTCTCATGGTCTTCAGTTATAGTACCTGTCTCTTCTATTCTTTTATCAATAGTCGATAAAGTACCTCTAGCAATGTGTTCCAGATTACCTAGCCATATTGCTTTTATATGGGAGTTCATTATGGAGTTACTATTCCTACAGCTAATACTTCGGCGTTTGCTGCAAAGATTTTTTCTTCTCTTTTCTTTCTTACAAAAGACACCTCACCAGCTATTAGTGTAAAAGTTGCTACGACGTTTCCACTAGAATCAGTGATACTAACAAGTCTGTTTGTTGACCCACTATTTACTAATCTAACATCATCAGCTTCTCCAAAGTTACTTGATGCGCCTGCACTTGTACCGCAAGCTGTTTCTGTTCCTAATACTCTCATGTTATTCTCCTATTTTTCTTTGGCTGACTCTTGGGCTTCAATCATTTTGTCGTCTATATCGACTTTGCCGTCCCAATTCTTATCCGAACCGTTTACTATATTCCAAACCTTTTTAAGATTCTCTTTTATTATTACTAAAATTTCTTTTAGTTTAATTTTAATTTTTTCCATAATTACCATTTTACCTTATTTGCCCAGTAAGCAGCTGACATTCTGCCCTTTGCAATATTTCTTCTGTGCCTAGCCTTAAAAGACCTACGCTTCATTGTCGTTGCCCTAGACTCTCCTTTTCTTGGTTTGCCAGCTGTCTTTGCTCCTTGTTGTCCGAATCGAATAGTTTTAATTCTTTTGCCAACTTTTGCAACTACAATATGAGATTTTTTTGGGTGTCCAGGTGTGCGCTTAGGCTTATTAAAACCTGACACACCTGCTCTTTTTAATCTAGGATCTTTTTTTGTTCTTCTTCTTCTTTTTACCATAACCTGATGCGTATATCGCTCTGCCTTGCCTCTGCGCTGCCTTCTTTGATTTGTAAACCTTTCCAGATTTACCCCAACGGTAACCGCCCTTAACCTTTCTTACGGGCACGTTTCTTCTTCTTTTTCATACCGTTTTTCTTCTTGCCGTTCTTTTTCTGTTTTGCAAGAATTGCTTTCTGCAAAGCTTTTGGTAATTTCTTTTGTTTTGCTGTTAAAGCCATATCTATCTCCCTCTACGTCGTACTCTGCGACCTCTTTTTGCTATTGTTCTAACATTAGTAGGCTTGCCTCCTACTCCTTGTGCTTTTGACCTTTTTCTCCTGACTGCTGAACGAATTTGTGCTTTACTCATTCGTGCAGCTTTTGCAGCTGGTACACATTTTGGATAACCTTTACGACCTTTCTTGGCTCTTTTTCTGCCACATTTGGCATACCCTCCGCCTTTCTTTGGTCGAGATATATCTACCCAATTTTCTCCGAACCACTTGGAGAGGCCTCCTGACTTATGACCTGGCATTATTTACCCACCTTCCTCATGGCAGCTTTATGAGACGCAGTAAAAGATTTACCTTTACGCATTTCTCTTCTCATAAATGCCATATGTTTCTTTGTGTGGTGACTAGCATGCCTGCGAAGAGTTGCCTGTTGTCTCTTGGTGAGCTTCTTCATAGGTTTTCTTTTTCTAGCCACGACGATACCCTCCACCTCGCTTCTTGTACTCTCGTACAAGCCAGGCGTTAGCATATGCACTTGGATAAACTGCAAACTTTCTTCTAGCTGCTGATTTTACTCTTGCATATAACTTTTTGTTAGTAGGAATATTACGCTTTTTCTTTGTAGCAGTTCTTCTTCTACGTCTACGTCTAACAACCATGGTGGCCTCTCATTCTTTTCTTTTTCTTCTTGCCACCTTTCTTTTTCTTCTTCTTACCTTTACTATGATACGGCATACTATTTCTCCCATTTGCCTTTAGGACACTTTGTCCTTTTTAACCTTGCTTTTAGTGGTATAAAACAATTACATGCTTTACATACTTTAAGCTTAGTTAATTGGTCACAAGAATTGCAAATTGCAATTCTATTTTTCTCTCTTTCCTCCTTTCTCTATTC